TCTGACCCTCCACGAAACCGACCCCGCCCCCGTCGCGGCGCCCCTCATGCCTCCCATGTGAGCGGCCACCCGAGCGCGACGCGGGCGGGGTCTCGCACGTCCTATCCGAGCTTCGTGATGTTCCACACCACGGCGCCGGCGTTGCTGTCCCCAGTCGGGTTCCCGCCATACGGCCGGCACTCGAGCCACACGGCGTCGCCGTCGTTGATGAACGTGGGGCCGTGACTGGCGACCTGAGCGATGCCCCACTGCGGCGTCAAGGTGTCGCTCGTGTCGGCGAGGGCGAAGATGCTCCAGTCGTTGTGGGCCACATCCCACCCGCCCTGCATGTAGAGGCTCAGCGAGGTCGGCGCCTCTGCCTTAACGGACCAGTTGACCTGGAGTGTGACCGCGAGGTTGTACCAGCCCGGTATGAGCGCGATCTTCCAGGGCTCGCTGGCGTCGATGGTGCACCATGACGAGATCGCTTGGGAGCTGGCGCCCGGAGACCCGGCGAAGGCGTCGTCCGGCGTCTGGTAGGTGATGCTGTTCCGTAGCAGCGCTTGTCCTGCCAGCATTTGGACTCCGCCTGCTGACACAACTTCAGCCATGCCGACGATGCCACCAGATGCCACAGGGTCGGGGATCTTTGGCTGCCGATCGAGGCGCCGCGACAGCACGTCGACCGTCTTGCGTCCGCCGCGGAGCTGCTCACCGATGCCGTCGCGGACGTAGGGCCTGCCGTCAGGTGCGCGCATTACGCCTCCTCGATGAGCGTCAGGGTGACGATGTCCGTCTCTGGGTTCCACTCGGACGAGACGAGCCGGTGCGGGCCGTCCACATCCTCGTCCGGCAGCACCAGCCGGAGCGTGTCGCCCTTGCCGGTCTGGTCAAGCACGCGCGTCGTCCAGTCCGGCGACACAGTCACTTCCCAGCCTGGACGGGCACGCAGCGACGCAGCCAGCGCGGACGCCGCACCCTCGTCGAGCTCCGACAGCGGCGTCTCCTCCTCAGCGGAGATGACAGCCTCAACCAGCGCCCCGCCCAGCGCGGCCGAGTCACGCGCGTAGCCTTCCGGCCGGGACGCACCCGAACCGTCAGCCTGCACGATCACATTCGACGCGAGCGCGAGCGTGGACGTCGACAGCGGCTTGTACGCCACGACGTTCGACCTGCGCCCGCCGTGCACCAGCGCCAGATCCGCCGACGTGCCCTGACGCGGGTAGTGCGTCACGACCTGATTGCGGTCCTGGTCGTAGTCGATGTCCATGCCCTTGTCGATGGACGTGAACCACTCCATCGCCGTGTCGGCGGGCATCCGCTCGTGGTACGGGTACTCGCGCGTTCGTGGGACGCCCGTGAGCGGGGTGCGGGTGCCGATGCCGAGGTCGCCGTGACCGAGGGACTCGTCCTGAACGTGCTCGACGATGCCCTTGACGATGAGCGCCTGGTCGACGTCGAAGAACCCGAGCTGATCCTGCGGCCACAGGCCGGCGTTCGCCCACCGGGACGAACCTGCGGGCGGGTACAGCCGGACCTGCACGGCGGTGGCGATACCGTCTGCGGGGATCTCGACGGTCGCCTCGTAGTGCGCCCACCGGACCCGTGGCGTGAACTCGTCCATCGTCGCGTTCGCCTCGTCGATGACCGTGGAGCCGCGTTTGGCGCGGACGAGGATCGCCCACCCGTCACCGGGAGCACCGAGCCATTCGATGATCCGCATGTCCGCGGCGAACGTCAGCGGCAGAGGCACCTTCGCCGACGTCGGTTGCGTGACCGTCACCCACTGGTAGTAGAACTGGCGGTGGCCGACCGCGGAGACGTTCCGGTCGAAGTCGAACACGACGCGCCGGTTCTTCCGGTACGCCGCCTCGGTGTGGCCCTTCACGGCAGGCTCAGTCTCGCCCTTGCCTTCGGTCGTGACGACCGCGGCGGGCCAGCGCGCGAGCACGACAGCCTTCGCTGCGAGCGCGCGGCGCTCCGACAACGCCTGACCGTCGCCAGCGTCCGCGTCCGCGGTGTGGCCGGTGATGTGAACGACGGGCGCAGGGCCGGTCATCATGTTCGCGATGGCCGTGATGGCAGCCTCGCCACCGGGCAGGAACCCGTCAGCGAGCGGCTCCCACGCATACGGCCGGTTGCCCTTGAACACGGCAGCCGTCTCCAGCGTCTCCGTGCCGCGCAGCACCTTGTCGACCCCGCCGAGCTCGAGCGCCTTGCCCGACCGGGCGTAGGACTCGTCGACGACGTCAGCCTCAGGAGCGGACTCCAGCGCCGACCCGTCATCCCAGCCGCCGACCCAGTGCGCCAAACCGTTCGCGCCCTCAGTGAAGCCAGGATTGAGGAGAAGTTGCCGCTTCGGGATGCGGCCGATGCGACGCCGGCCGTCCGCGAAGTGCCAGCGCGGGTCGGCGCAGTCGTAGGACGTGAACGCATCGCCCGAGTTGCCGGGGCCGATCGGACCCTTCGCCATCAGCACGTTCCCGCGGTACAGGTACGCCTCGTGCGCGACAGGCTGAATCAGGCGAGCCCGGTCGTCGTTCCGGTCCACGGTGAACCCGAACCTGTCGAGGACGTTGACGCCGGTCGTGAGCGGCTTGAGCGTCGACTTCGGCAGGGTCGCGACGAGCGTTCCGTCACGGTCTGCGATGTCGATGCGCGGCGCCGGCCGGCCAGTGCGCACGTCCTCGCCCCAAGCCTTCGGGGTGTAGGTGCGCAGCCCGAGCCCGATGCCGAGCTCGACGGTTTCGACGGCGTGGATGACGACGTCGGACACCTCAAGCCCGAGCCGGATACCGACATCGACTGTCTCAGTGTCGAACGTGACGACCTGATCCGAAACCTCCATGCCGAGGCGGATGCCAAGGTCGACGGTCTCGGTGGTGTCGGCTTCGGCGCCGGGGAATGATCCTGGGTGGTCACCGGGATATGCCACGGGGTCACCGCTTTCGTCGCGTCCGGCAGGTCAGTGGCGCAGGTTCTTCGCGTACACCGTCAGAGGAAGCGTCCCACTCGCGGCGTACAGAGTGCGGGTCGCGGCACCGGCATTATCGGTCTGGTAGTAGAACCGGAACGTGACGGTGCCGCCCGAGATGTCACCGGACTGCACGGTGTAGAGGTGTGAGCCGCCCAAGTTGACGGGCGGGCCAGAAGCCGCAGCCACGTCAGGAACGAACCATGCCGGGACGAACGTGGCACCGCTCGGCGCGACGTTGTTGACGTCAGCTGCGGACACACGCGTCTTGGCGGTCAGGTTGACGTTCATGGCACTCGATCCGGTGCTGTGCCCCGAGATTGCGCCATACATCGCCAACTCGATCACGTCGCCGGTTGACGCCGCCAGCGTCAAGTCGAGGCCAGAGTTGACTGCGGTGAGCGATGCGCTGTAAGAGAGTGTGACGTCCCCCGCAGTGCGTGTCGCCGAGGCGGTCGGAACCGCCGCGCTGCCGCCCTCGATCGTGGTGACGGTGCCCGACGAGTCCTTACGCTTCAGCTTGTTGCCGTCCGCGCTGTCGAGGTACAGCCGCTCCGACCCGGCCGACGGCGACGCGGGGGCCGCTGCGGGTGCGACGTGGACGTAGGGAAAGACGTTGTCAGATGCCTTGGCCATGTGGGTTCCTCAGTCTGTTCGTGGTGGTCAGTGCTCGAACACGTCGGCGCTCTTGAATGAACCGTCCGGATGGAAGTCGAAGACCGCCACAGTCCAGCGGTCTCCCTGAACCCCACCCTCATCGCCCATGAGCGTTACGGCGTTCTTCGAACGGCCCTCTGTGAAGTGCGCGCCCAGCGCAAGATCCGGGCGGATTTCCCAGCGAGACAGGAGGTTGAGAAAGTCGTCACGGTCCGTCACGATGACCTCAGTCCTGATAGAGCCAGTCGTCGCGCGCCTCGGTCTCGAGGGGCACGGGTGGTCCGGTGACGCCGTCCTGCATGAGCAGCTCGGCTCGGGTGGCGGTTCCGCCCGCGATGGTCACGACGACCTCACCCGAGCCTGCAGCCGCCGTGACGCCCGCGCCCTGGAAGTCGACCTGCGTGACGCCGGTCGCGACGTTGCCGTTCTCGTCCTGCACGGTCAGCGACGCCCCGGCGCCGCCGAACGATGGCGACAGCAGCGAGATCGCAGTCAGGCCGGTGCCGCCGTTCTTCGTGAAGGTCGAGCCGATGCCGTCGACCATGTCGTAGTAGTCGTAGAACACGACGCCCTTGACGCGGTTCGTGGAGTCGTTGAGCGTGTAGACGGGGTCGTACCACTTCGAGGCGCCGCCCCAGTCCTCGATGGCGAGGTAGTTCACCGAGATCTGAGCGGTCGTCTCTCCGAGGGCTCCGGTCTGGACGCTGGTGGCGCCGGCAGTCTCCGACCAACCCGAGATCGAGTAGGGGCACCACGAGAGGTCCATCTTGAGCACCGAGGCCCCGTGCCCGCCGGGGGCGATGCCCCAGCCGACCTTGCACCACTTCGCGACGAAGTAGTGAATGACCTGGGACTCGACGGAGCCGACGATCCCGGCGTACATGCCGTGCACCTGGAGGTTCCCGATCAGGCACGCGTTGTAGTTCAGCGGCTCTGCGGTCCTCAGGCCGAACGCGTAGACGCTCGTCGGCTCCGTGTAGTCGGTGTCGCCCGTGTTGATCGCGATGACCGAGACGCCGTCGGTGGGGATGACGTATCGGCGGACGTGCCACAGGTCGATGCCGGCGATGGTCGGGTTCGCCGGCAGCCACAGGCAGATGTTGACCATCGAGAACATCGTCTCGGCCCACGAGCTGTCCGTGGGGCCGCCGATCAGGGACGGGACGCCGTCGGTGCCAGAGCGGGTCAGACCGGTCTTGGTGGTCTTGAGGATCGTGTAGCGGCCGGTGTCGGTGCGGGGGTCGCACTGGTTCGGCGGGGCGACACCGACGAGGCGGACCGGTTCCCGCCCGGTGGGGATGGGGATGACCGCGTTGCCGCCCTCGGTCGTGATCAGCGGGCCATTGCACAGGTACGTCTTCGCACCGAACCGAACCGTGCCGCCGCCCGCGGTCACGCAGGCGTCGATGGCCGCGTTGATCGCCGCCGTGTCGTCCGTGGTGCCGTCGCCGACCGCGCCATGCTCCTCCGGGGTCGTCACGAACGCGACCGTCGCGACACGCAGAGCCTCATCGACAGCAGTCAGGTACGCCGCAGAGATCGGAGTGTCGGTGGAGGGAAGGTCTTCCCAGACGGTGTCAAAGTCGCCCATGTCGCCTCCGTCAGTTCTCGGTGAACACGGTCAGCGCGTCGACAAGCATGTTCGCGCCGGCCGAGAACGTGTTGACAGGCGTCCAGGCGTCATCCACCACGAGGATCTCGTCCGTGTCGTCGTCCACGATCGCGATGCCGAGCAGGTCGCTCGAGTCCACTGGCACAGTCAGGAACAGCACGTTCGTGCCTGTGCGCTGCGACGTGCGACCCACGCCGCCATCCACCGACGCCGCCAACGAAAACGTCACACGCTGCGCCTCAGTGCCGCCGCCAGCCTTCGTCGGAGGCACCGTGTAGATCGCCAACGCCGTCGTGTGCCCCGAGAGCTGGTCGAGCAGATCGCCACCAAACGAAGAAGTGGGGAACGTAGCCATGCGCCCTCCTAGGCGTAAGTGTCATAAGAGACGACGGACAGGCCAGCCGTGCCCGCCTGAGCGACCGAACCGCCGCCCGCAGGGAGCGCCGGCCACTGCGAACCAGCGACCACCGACGAGAACAAGTCCGCGCCGCCGCTCGACGTCACAGTGCAAGCGCCCGTGTCGATGACCGCACCAGTCGGCAGCGACGTCGTCGTCAGCGTCAGGCCGCCAGCAGTGAGGACCACAGTGCCGGGCGACGTGACCGTGACAACCAGATCCGCGGCGGCTGTGCCGTCGTTGTCGACAGCCTCGGTGGACGCGGCCGCAATGACCACAGCGGTGTTGGCGGTGTCAGCCTTCGGGAACGGGTCATCGGCCGTGATGGTGAACTCGAACGACAGCGTGCGGTCGTTCAGCGGCTTCACGTCCGCGTCATCCACACCCACGCTCAGCGTGAGAGTGTCCAGCGCGTCCGTCACCTCAAGCTCAACCGGCAGCCCTGACCCACCGAGCGCCAGCAACGTGCGCCGCTCAGCAGCACACGCAGCCGCAGTGTCGTAGGTGACGATGCCGCGCAGCCGCATCTCCTTCGCAGCGCGCAGACCCGTCGAACCGAAGCCGCCGTGACGGCCAGTGCGGTCGCCACGGTTGCGCCTCTGGGGCGCCGACAACCAGCCGTCGAATCCCGTCACGCGCGCCCGGCCGCCGCCAGAGGTGGAGCCGATCAGTGGGAACGAGTCGAGAGTGATCGCAGACGTGCTCATCACATACCTCCCACGAGCCGCGACGACAAGCCGTCCATGTCCACGCTCGGCGCCGGCAACCTGCGGAACTCACGGCCGAGCAGCCCTGCGAGAGTGCGCATCTGCTCGTACGTCATGCCGCCACCAGCACCCCCACCTGCGCCGAGAATCTTCCCAACCTCAGAGTGGATCGCGAGCGACCGTGCCCGCTGCTGCGGTGCCAGGCTGATGAACGCCTCCCCACCCGGCGCCTCGTTCCACAGGATCGGACGTGTCGACCGCATAATCATCGACGGGCGCGAGATGTCACCCTGCGCCATCTTGCGCACCCCAGCCGAGATGATGCCGCCCCGCGCAAACTCAGTGTTGACGCCGTTCTCGGACAGCCGCTGCTCGTTGTGCACCCTCAGCGCGGCGGGCTGGCCGAGCGTCGTGTAAACCTGCTGGAGTGTGACCGTGACCGTCTTGCCCGTGATGGCGTTGATGGCAGCCTGAAGCGCCGCCTTCTTCTTGAGCGCGGCAGCCGTGTCAAGGTCAACCTTCGTCGGCGGAACCGACTTGGGGATCTTCAGAACCGAGTCGATGAACTCCTCAACCTTCTTTCGGCTGAAGCCGTTCGCCTCGGCGTTCTTCAGGATCTCCGCGCGGAGCTCGATGAGCTTCAGCCGGCCCTTCTCGCTGGAACCAGTGCGGTTCCCCTCAGCCTCGGCCGACTGCTCGGCGGCCTGCACCAGCCCGAGGAGGTTCGCGCGGTTCGTCACCGCAGCCTCAGACGAGCCCTCAAGTGCGTACATGGCCTCAAGGTTCGCCCGAGCCTGAGCGGCGGCAGCGTTCGCAGCATCCTTCTGAGCCTGCGTGGCGGCGCCGGTCGTCGTAGCCGCCTTGCCCTGGGCGATGGAGAGGTTGAGCGTGGCCCGCTCGACCCGATCCTGAGCCGACGCCAACTGCGAAGCGGTCGCCTTGCCGTTCGACTGGACGAGCCGGAGATGATCCTGAGCCTGAGCGAGCGACAGTTGCGCCCGCCGCACCGCAGCGGCGCCACCAGCAGACTTCTTGCCAGAGTCGGCCGCAACCTCGCCGGCACGCTTCTCAGCGGCAGCGAGCGCCTCCTTGGCCGCCTTGATCGGCCCGGCGAGCGACAGTTGCGCCCGGTCGAACGAGTTCTGCGCCTGAGCCGCCGACAGCGACTTGCCCGCCAAGAGGTCGAGTTGCTGCTTGAGCAGGCCAGCAGCGTCGTTCTCGAGCTGCATCTTCAGCGTCGCCTCAGCCGCCTTGTCGGCGATCTTCTGTTGACCCGCAGCCACATTCGAGTAAGTGGTGCTGCTCACGCCGTACGTGGTGGCAAGGTTGCGCGCCGCGATCTCCGCATTGGACGTCGCGCCCGCTGTCGATGCCGTCGCAGCAGCCAGATCCCTATTCTTCTGGATGCCGTCATGGAGGGCGTTGTTCTCGAACCCGATGGCCTTGGTGACCTTGTCGGCGGCCTCGCCGAGTTCAGTCTTCCGTGCGACACCAGTCTTAGCGCCGGAGTTCGCCTCAGTGAGCACGTCCTTCTGGGCGCCGATCACAGCGTTCACGCGGGCCTGCGCGTCAGCATTGCCGAGCGCCGCATCGGTCAGGTCCGCGAGATTAACACCGAGTTTCCGGCCAGCCTCGAGCACACCCTCATCGGCGAGCGCCTTAGCGGTGCTCTGCCGGATCGACTCGTCGATAACTCCATTCGATGCACGGAGGGCGTCTGCGTAACGGTTCGTGGCGTCCTCAGCCTTGCGCTGGTCCTCGGCGTTCGCCGCAAACAGAAGCGACAGGCCCGCGATTGCGACGCCGATCAGGCCGGCAGCCATCTGAAGCCCGCGCACGGCCATAGCGGCGCGCGTCGACATCGACTCAACCCCACCGAGCATCCCGATCAGCCCACTGATCGGAGTCGAAAGGGCCTGCCATGACTTGAATCCGATAAACACACTCGTGGCGAGCTGAGCCACGACCGACAGCACGTCAGTCGGGATGGATGAGATCAGATCGGCGAACGTGCGCAGTGCCGACAGGGTGCCACCACCAAGCGGAGCGAGCGCTGCGACAAGATGCGCGACGGCGCCCACAATCGACTCGATGTCCTGCATGACCGTCGGGAACACCGAACGCACGTAGTCGACGAACGCCGTCATCCCAGACCCGCCAGCAGCAGCCTGGAAACGCTGCATCAGGTCAAGGACGTACACCGACGCGTCGAGCATCAGTGGGTTGAGAACCTGAAAACCCGTCACGACACCGCCGACAAGAGCAGCGCCAGCACGCCCAGAGATCGTCGCAAGGTCGCCGACCTGCGCATTCAGCGCCGGCATCTGCTCGTTCAGGTCCCTCACGGCGTCTTGGAACGAGCCGAGGATGTTACCAGCAGCGGTCGACGCCAGCCCCTCAAGGTCAGCCTTCGCCGACCCGAGCGTGGCACGGTACGACTCGCCGACGACAGTGCCGGCCTTCATCTCCTGCATCACGCCGACGAGCGCAGCGACACCAGCGGCACCCATGCCACCGAACGCAGCGCCGAGACCGACAGCCCCAGCAGCAAGCGGCACCATCGCGGGACCGAGAGCAATGACAGCCGTCGCGAGCGCACCCACACCGCCACGCGCAGAACGCGACGACGCGTTGACGCGCTTCACCGAACCGTCGAGCCTGTCGGCCTGGATGGCGGTTCGCTCGAGACCAGCCGCCGCGCCGGACGTGTCGGCGTCGACGCGGATATCGACGCGCTTCCCGTCGAGGATCTCAGTCTTGTAGATCGCCTGGTCGATGGCACGGACGAACTGGTCGTTCTCGAGCCGGAGGAATCCGACGATCCCGCCAATGTTCGTTTCGCCCGCCACGTCGGCCTCCTAGTCGTCATCCCCAGAGGGGGCGAAGTGTCGATACAGGCGGGTGTCAGACGCGAGCAGGCCAGTCAGTAGCGACTCGAACTCGCTCCACGACACGAACTCGCCTGCGCCCAAACGAATTCGGTACTCGGACGCGAAGTCGGCGACGACGAGATCCCACTTCTTGCACAGCGTCAGGACGGAGATGCCTTCGCCCGCCTCGATTTCGTCGATGAAGTCCGACGGGAACTCGTACCACTCGAAGATGCCGGTGACGGGGTCTCGGTCGCCTCGGCCGTACTGCTCGGCTGCGACTGCCCGCTCCTGCTGAGGATCGCCGCCGCTAGTGCTTTTGGGTCGACGCCGGACTCCCAGATCGCCTCGGCGGTCTCGATGCCCTGCTCGAAGTAGGCGAGGGTTGCGAGGCCGGCGCGGCCGATGGCTTCGGCGGGGACGTTGTCGGCGATCATCTCGTCCCATGCGGAGCCCATGACGAGCCGCCACGTCACCTCGGCGGGTGCGTTGTCGTACTCGGTGGACTCGCCTGCGCGGATCTTCTGCATGGTGAGCATCGCGCGGTAGTCGAGGTCGGGCACCCGGTATCGCTTGCCGCCGATGGGGAACTCGAGCGGTTCGGGGGCGACGTCCTCCCACGACTTCACTTGACCACGTCCGGGATGCAGACGTTGTCGAACTTCTTGTATGCGTCGAGGTAGGTCTCACCCTTGGAGGCGTTGTGCGTGACCTCGTAGTACATGCCGTCGGGAAGCGACGTGCTGATGAGCGCCTTCCAGTTCCCGAGGGTGAAGGTGAACCAGACGACGTAGACCTCGTCCTGCGCGAACGTGACGTGCGTGTCCGTCTTTTCCAGACGGGGCTTCACGTAGTTGAAGACGAGAGACTTGGCGATTTCCTGAGGACCCATGATGAGTTGGACTCCTTTGGCTGTTGGCTGGGGTGGCTGTGGGTGACGGGCGCGACCCAGCCAAGCCGCGCCCGTCACGATCAAAGGGACCCTCAGGCCCGCGTGTACGCCAGCGCGTTCGACGCGCCAACCGTGTTCGTCACGAGGACGACAGCCGAACCAGCCGAACCAGCCGGCAGCGACGCCACAATCCGCGAGTCCGACACGACCGAGTAGTCCGCAGCGTTCGTGCCACCGAACTTGACGCCAGCAGCGCCCGTGACCGTCGCGAAACCCGAACCGGAGATGATGACCAGCTCGCCCGCAGCGGCGCCCGACGGCGTCGCCGACAGCACGACCGGGGCGGCGTCAGCAACGCCAGGGTTCGAGATCGTGGTGCGCACACCGTCACCCATGAGGGTAATCGTCGCGGCGTCAGCGTCCTTCACGCCGTCGTTGGCGCGCTCCCACTTCACGATCGCGACGCCACGGTAAGCCTCGTCCCCGCCGTCCTTGTCGTACCAGCGGACACCGACACGAGCCGAGTCGCCGAACTCGCCCACGCACGCGCGAACGATCTCCTGGCCAGCGTCATACACGCCGGTCGTGGTGCGACGCCACACGGAAGCCGTCAGGCCCCACGCGTTGCTCGTGATCTCGAATGAGTCCCACCCGTCCGTGTCGTAAGCGCTCGTGTCAACGGTGTTCGGGTCGACGGTCGGCTTCAGGGCATAGATGCCCTTCAGCTCGGTCCAGCCGCCCGCGAGAGTCAGGTCGGTCGTGACGTCGACCCTGAACTTGCGGGCAAGAGCAGTGGTGTTGCTCATGTGCGTGCCTCCTGGGGCATGACAAAGACCCCACGGCGGCGGGGTCTGGGTTGGTGCCCGCAAAGGGGCGGTGTTGGTGACGGCTGGTCAGAAGGGCCGGCCAGCCGTCAAAGGCAGGTCGACGTCGATCTCATAGTTGTCCGCGCGCGACGAACGCTTGGACCCATCGATGCCGAGCGGCACCGCGGAGATCCGGTTGCACTGCACGAGATGCGCCGTGCCGTAGGTGCGGTCCTCGAGCCCTTGCAGGACCGCGAAGATGTCATCGGCTTGGTCGTCCGCGTCGAGCGAGTTGTTCACGACGCCACGGACCATGACCTGAACCCGGATGGTGGACAGCGCCACGGTGGGCTGGTCTACCGCCGCGTAAGCCGTGAGCGCGATGGCACGGTCGGGCGTCGTGGGCAGGTCACCGAAGAAGATGGGCGTCGTGATGCTCGCCGCGACAAGGTCGGCCTTGAGTCCGGTGAGGAGATCGCGAGTGTGGCTCACAGTCGCCTCCAAAGGTGCTCGCCGGCCTTGTTGATGGCCTCGCGGCCCTTGACGAGCAGCGCCGTTTCGAGGAACTTCGCTTCGCCGCCTGAGGGGTGTTTGAAGTGCACGTGCTCGTGAATCCAGCGCGCGTACGGTGTGCCGTACTCGATCGCGACAGCGTTGTTGCCGGCACGGTCGCGCTTGATGACCCCAGTGGCGACGAGCTTCCCCGACTCCTTCGGGACGCGAGCCTCCGAGTCGGCCAGAACGATCCGCGCACCCTCGTAAAGGTCATCGTCGAGACGCTGCACCTTGGCGAGCACCTCGCGCAGATTCCCCAGCAGGTCACCCCGCCACTCGATGCTCACCTCAGCCACACCTCGACGTGCGACACCGGACCAAACAGGCCACCAGCGTCGCCCTGATGAACACGCTCAACCTGAAACACGAGACCGCGCACAGTCACCTTGGACTCAGGCACGAACTTCGCCGCATCCTCAAGGTCGGCGTAAAACTTCGCGCGACCCTCGACAGCCTCAACGCCCTGGCGCTGCACGAGCATCAGCCCGTCGTCGTACAGGCCGAGCACGTCGACCGCAGACGCGTAACCGTCGCCCGTTTCCGTCGAGCCCGTGAACGTCTCCACGGAGGCCGTGTGGACCTTCCAGAGCACGTTCATGCGCGCGTGTACGTGTAGGGCTGCGACACGCCCTCGTCGTTCGTCACGACGACAGCGACATCGCCGGCCGAACCAGTGGGGAGTGTCACGGACAGCAGTGAGTCGTCGATGACCTCGAACTCGGCAGCAGTGTCGCCGACCGTGACCACCGCCGTCGTCGTGAACCCGTAGCCTCCGAATATGACCACGTCGCCGTCGCCGCCACCCAGTGGGTACACGGCCGACACTGACGCGACCAGCGCCGGGGCCCGACCCAGAAGCATGTTCACGGAGAACGCGCCAGACCGGCCAGCCAGCCGACGCAGCGTCGCCTTCTCAGACTTCGACAGGTACAACCCGCCGACGCCCATGCTCGAGTTCTGCGCCCCGAACGACACCGCAGCCGAGCCGAGACTCATCTGATGCGCCGACGTGACGTTGTTGTACGCGCGAGACGCGACCGCCAACTCGACACCCTTGGCGAGCGCCGGGACCGGGGACACGACCGTCTCGCACAGGTCATGCGCGAGTTGCAGCACAAGCGTGCCGCGCGGGTCCTCGTCGTCGATGGCCGTGCCGAGGTACACCCCGAGCTCGTCGGGCGTGGCGAGTGGTGTGCTCACTCAGTCCTCCTTGCTCGGGGTGTACCTACAGGGGTGGATCAGGCCGTGGCGTCGAACTCGACCACGGCGAGGCCGGTCGGGCGAACGACCTTCGCGCCGTAGACGTGGAGGCCCTTCACCATGTCGGCGAAGCGCTTCTCCATGCGGGCCGCCTCCATGGAGACGATCTGCTCGGCGAACGTCGTCGCGCCGCGGTAGCCGGCGATGGCGAGGCCACCCGTGGCGGCGGCGTCCGTGACGGCCGGCAGGTTGTTCGACTTGTAGATGTCGAGGCCCGCGACGGAACCGATGAAGCCAGAGGTGCGGACACCCGCGCCGCGGTCGTCACCAGCGGCGACGAACGTGTCGAGCTTCTGGAGGCGACCGTGCAGCGACGGCGACACGACGACGAAGCGGCCCTCGGTGGGGACGTTGTCCTCGTCGAGGGTCACGCCGAGGTCGACGATGGCGTCGTAGAGGTTCTGCTTCGTGGTGTGGATCGCGACCGTGCCAAGGTCGTTCGCCGTGCCCTGGATGGCCGTGTTCATCGCGGCGAGCAGGAACGCGTCAGCGACGTCCTTGAGCTGGTAGGCGGCGTTGTCGACGGCCTGCGCGAGCGCGCCGCCGTTGCCCTTGGCCTGCGCACGCTCCACGTCGTCGAGCTCGACGGCGAAATACTTCGCTTGGTCGATGACGAGCGAGCGGGTCGCGTCGTCGATGTCCTCGACGGTGATGTCGGTGTGTGCCGTGTAGGTGCCGATGGTGACGTCGTTGATCGAGGTGATCTTGACGGAGTCGCCCTCGCGCTTGATCTCACCCTCGTAGTCGCGGTTGCAGAGGTTCGCCGCGACGGCGCTCTTGCGGAGGCTGACGAGCAGCCGGGCCGACCAAAGGTCGGGAACGAAGTTGGTAACAGCCATGATTGGCTAGCTCCTTCTGGAGAGGTGGTTGCGAGTCACTTCCCTGACATGAGCCGGTCGAATCGTCCTTCGGCCTGAGCCTTGACGATGTCCTCCGGTGCCATGCGGGCCATGTCCTCGCGGGAGAGTTGGGTGACACCTGACGCGCCCGACCCGCTCGACCCCTGCGCGGGGTTGGGGGCGGGAACGCGCGATGCCGGCGCGGCGCCAAGCCGCGGGTTCGCTGCGACAGCCTCCTGAATCGCAGCCGTGACGGCCGACGTGTCAGAAGGGTCGAGGCTTGCCACCTTCGCCAGGAAGGAAGCGGAGTCGAGCAGTGCGGCGGGGTCGCCGCCAACCGCAGAAGCGGCCTTGAACACGGCGAGCTCAACTCGCGCGCTCTGAGCCGCAGCCTTGTCGGCCTGCGCCTGCTCGATGAGTTTGGCCGGGTCCGCGGTCTCGTCATCCTTGACGAGACCGAGCGCCTTGCCGATGGTCTGCGCCAGCTCAGCGCGCGCCTCGTCGGCAGCGGTCTGCTTGGCGTTGGTGCGTGCGGCGCCGTTCTCGCGTCGCAGCCGCTCGATCTCAGCCTTGGCCGACTCTGGGGAGTCCCAGACGTTCGCCTTGGCGGGTTCGGTCGGCTCTGCTGCCGGGGCCGTTGCAACAGGCTCCGGGGTGGACGGCGCTGCGGCGGGTGCCACGTCGGCCGGGGTGGGGACCGGCTGGTCGCTCATCGAACGACCTCCACCGTCTGCTCGAAGGCGAGAACGCCCGTGGCGCCACTCTCCTTCTTGAACTTGGCCCAGTCCATGTCTCGCAGCTCGTCGAAGTCGTCGACCTCGTCGAGCACGATCAGGAAACCCTCGTGACTGGAGTCTCCGAGTCTGGACTTGGTGGTGGGAGCGATTTGCAGACGCATAGCAGTGCCCTCCTGGGGCGTTGTTGGACACCCCTTGGCCTGCAAGGGGATTGGCTGTTACTCGCCGAGGAACTTGCGGATCTCGGCAACCCGACGAACGCGCCAAGCGGCGGCCTCGGGAGTCTGTGCAGGAGGCAACGCCTCCAAAATGGCGAGCTGAGCCCGCTGATTCTCCGGCGTGACGCCGGATGGCTTCGCGTACGTGTCGCCACGCTTCGACTTCGACGACTTGCCGGGCGAGCCAGTCACAGGCCGCCCCTCGATCGCCTGACGGAAGGCCGCGCGCGCGTCTGCGCCGCTACGGCCCTTCGTGGCCTCGCCCCACGTCACCATCGCGTCACGCACGATCTTGGGCGGCTCATACTGGCCCCAGACCGGCTCAACGCCACAACGACAGTCGCCACCGGAGCCGTTCGACTGCTTCGTGTGCGCCCGGAAGTTCGCCGACGAACGCGACGTGTAGAGCACGCCCGCGCCGGCACGAATCGCCAGCATCAGGCAGAACGAACACGCACCCTCGTTCGGGACGCGAGCCCAACCGCGAGCCTCAGCGTCGGCATGGACCGCCGAAAGCATCTGCCGGCGCCCCTCATTGAGCACCAACTGCTCAACCCTGGAGCCCAACACGTCCACGCCGTCCGCCATGCGAGCGGCGGCGGCCTCCACGACCGTCTGGTCGATGAAACCAGGCGGCGTCGAAGGGATGGCCCGAACCGCGATGCGGCCCTTGACCTTCTCCGCGCGCAACGTCTTGAACCATTCAGCCGCAGCGCCGGAGGCGGCACGACCATATAGTTCCACGATCGCCTCGACGACCTCACGGAACGACGGCACCGTCGACAGGTCAGCCGCGTCGAACGACGGCCACGCCTGCGCCGCAAGCGGAACCGCCAGTGCCGCAATGGCCTCCTGCTCGGCCCGAGCCGCCTCAGCCTGCGGCGACGCCATCAGCGTCACTCACCGGCTCAACAGGACGGGCGGCACGAATCTGCTCGCGAACCCGCTCCTTGGCGACGCGCTGGTCCTCAGCGGCCCAATCCTGCTCCATCTGCGCCCGCTCGACCGCATTGAACCCGGCGTGCTTCAACGTCACGTCAGAACGTGGCGGGATCGAGCCGGCCGCGACGAGCTTCGAGATGTCGTCAGCCGTCTTGCCGGGCATGATCGGCGCCCAGTCAACCGCGGCGCGCTCAAACTCGCGCGGAAGCACCCCGTTGTTCTGGAAACGAATGCCATCCTGCATCGCGGCCACGATCGACGTGCCGAACTGGCGCGTCATCGACATCGCGCGACGATTCCGGCGCGTCTCCATCGAATCCCACGCCTCAGACGACGTCGGGTTGCCCTGCGTGTAGAGGCCGAGATCCTGCGGCACCGCCGCGAGGATGCCAGCGGCCTGCGAGGCGTACATCTCCAGAACCTTCGTGAAGGTCGCTGGGTCGTACGTCGTGAGTTGCTTCAGCTCGGGCGCGTTGCCGTCCTCGTCGCGCTCCAACGCGTTCATCATCGACATGTACGTCTCGAGGGCGCGCTTCATCTGCCCGTCAGGCCCCTGGAAGTCCGACAGCGATG